AGCGTCCGGCGCGCGTCCTCGAACACGGCCGCCAGTTCGCGCAAGGCGGCTTCGGAAAGGCTTTCGCCCTTCGCCGCCACCCGCGCCTCGGGAAGCATCGGGAACGTAACCAGCGACACCTCCCAAAGCTCCACCTCGCGAAGAAGCCGCTGGCCCTTCGCATCCCGCTCCGCCGTCACCGTGCGGTAGCCGATCGACAAACCGTCGATGGCCCCCGCCGCCAGCAGGGCCGCCGCCTCGCGCCCCTTGCCGACCTCGGTCAGGATGCGCCCCTTGACCTTCAGGCCGCGCGCATCCTCGACGATCTCCTCCCAGACCCCGATCGGCTGGGCCGGATCATGCTGCCATAGCATCTTGACCCCGCGCCCCGCCTCCCGCAGCTGCCTTAGCGACCGCCGGTAGGCCCCGGCGGCCACCACGTCGCCCCCCTGATCGGGCACCCCGAAGACCGATGCATAGCCCTCGATCCGGCATCCCTCCTTCAGCGAGACATCCTCGCCCAGCCGGCAGAACTTCGTCTCCAGCCCGTAATCCACTGTTCTCATCTGCTTTCCTATCTCGCCCCGAATTCCAGCGCCGATTGCGCGGCCTGGCTCAGGATGACGCCGACGACCCCGAAGACCGTCATCCACAGCCGCTTCTCGACGCCCTCGATCATCGCCTCGATCCGCTCAAGCCGCCGCTCGACGGTCTCGAACTGCAAGGCCATGATCCTCTCGGTGGCCTCGAACCGGTGCTCGTGCGCGCATTCGAACGGCTCCTTCAGATAGCGCGACCCCGCCGCCACCTCAGGCGCCCTCCATCAGCGGCGGCAGGCCAAGGATCGCGCGCTTCTCGGCCTGGGTCAGGAACTCCGCCTCGCCCACGCGCTTCCACTGCTGATCACGCTCCGCCGCCAGCGCCGGCACCTGGTCGAGGTCCGGGCGCAGTTCCATCTGTTCGCCCAGATGGGCCGAAAGCCAATGCCCGACCGCCGCCGCGACCCGCGTCGCCAGCGGCAGCACCGTCAGGCGATAGAACGCGCGGTTCGCCTCCTGATAGTTCGCATAGGTCGCGTCCCCCGGGATGCCCAGCAGCATCGGCGGCACCCCGAAGGCCACCGCGATCTCCCGCGCCGCCGCCTCCTTGGTCTTCTGGAACTCCATGTCCGACGGGCTGAACCCCATCGGTTTCCAGTCAAGCCCGCCCTCCAGAAGCATCGGCCGCCCGGCATTGCGCGCGCCCTGGTGATGGGCCTCCATCTCGCTCACCAGCCGGTCGTACTGGTCCGCCGACAGGCTCCCCTGCCCCTCCGCGCCCTTGTAGACGATCGCCCCCGAAGGCCGCGCAGCATTGTCCAGAAGCGCCTTCGACCAGGCCGAGGCGCTGTTGTGCACGTCGATCGCCACCGCCGCCGCCTGCAGGGGCGACAACCCGTAGTGATCGTCCTGGGGATGGAAACTCCTGATATGGCATACCGGATCGGCCGGCCCGGTCATGTCGAACCGGTGCTTGCGTCCGCCCACCGCATAGTCATAGGCCACAGGCCAGCCGTCCGCGCCCGGCACCACCGCCATCCGGTCGGACCGCAGCACATGCAGCTCGCGCGGCAACCCGCCCGGCCCCACCGCCTCCAGATAGCCGTTGCCACTCAGAAGAAGCTGGCCGTAAAGCGCCTCGAACAGCTCCGCCCGGCCTTGCCCGGGGTTCGGACGCCGCATCAGCTCGACCACCGGATGCGCCTCGTAGCGCCGCTCCCGGTCCTGGCAGACCAGGGGCAGCGCCGCCGCCGCCTCCGCGATCAGCTTCACCGCCCGGAACCCTACCGGATTGCCGGAAAAACCCGTCCTCGTCAGGCTCACGGTGTCGCGCGGGCTCCAGGCCACGCGCCCCGCCGCGCCCCAGGCAACCACCCGCCCCGCGGCCGAGGCCTTGCGCTCCGGCACGGCCTCATCCACGCGCCGGAAAAAATTCCACGCCATCGGCATCTCCCGTCTGATGAAACGGCCAAGGGAACCGGCCCGGCCGGCGCTCCTTCATTCTGGCCCAAATACTCCACGGGGGTCCGGGGGTGTGAAACCCCCGGCCTCCCCGCCCGTTCAAAGGCTGCGGACCTGCGGGCGCCGCCCCCTCGCGGCGGGGTCTAGCAGCAATTCGCTCAAGGCCCAGACCAGCGCGTCGACCCGGTCAGGACTGCCCCGCCCCTGATAGCCCGCGACGGTCATCCGGCACATCTGGTCCTCCAGCCGGCCTAGGCCGCGCGCGTGATGCACCCGCCCCTGTTCGTAAAGCGCGGCCACCGGCTCAGCCCGCGCCGCCTTCCCGGCCGCGGCCGAAACCCCGCGGTAGGGGATCATCGGATCGACCTGGCGCACCACGCTTTCGACAAGCTTGCCACCCTGGTTGACCTCCGCGACCAGCCGGTCGGCGCCGTGCCTGCGAAAGGCCGCGACCGCCTCTTCCGCCCAGCGCAGGGGCGATCCCGACAGGCTCGCATCCTCCAGCACCCAGGCGCGCCAGGTCTCCGGCGGCCCCTCGGTCACCGCACCGGCAACGACGATGCCGCATTCGTCCGCCCCGGTGCGCCCCGACACCGCCGGATCGACCGCCACCACCACGCGCGAGAACCGCGCCGGCGGCGCCTTGCGGCCCGCTTCGATCATCGCTGTCGTCCAAAGCGCGCCCTCGACATCCTCCAGAAGCTCACCCTCCAGTTCCTGCCGTCCCAGCCGCGTTCCGGCATAGCGCGCCTCGACCTCCGCCAGGAAAGATGCCGCCAGATGCGCCTTGTTCGCCGCCGTCGGCGCATGGGTGATCACGGTGGAGGGGTTTTGCAGGATCGCCTTCAGCACGCCCACGTTCTTCGGCGTCGTCGTCACCACCTGTCGCGGATGCTCGCCAAGCCTCAATGCGAACTGCAGCATGTCCCAGGCATCCTCCGCGCGCTTCCACTTGGCAAGCTCATCGACCCAGGCGGCATCGAACTGCGGCCCCCGCAGCGCCTCTGGCTCATGCGCCGAAAAGACCTGCGCCACCGCCCCGTTCGGCCAGACCAGCCGCTTGCGCGTCGCCTCCCACACCGGTTTGCGGTCCGGAGGCGAACAGGCCATGATCCCGCTGTCGCCAAACACCATCACCTCGCGCACCTGATCGACCGTCTCGCCGACAAGCGCCACGCGGCGCGCCCGGCCGGGGTCCATCGGCCGCGGCCCCTCCACCTCGGCGCGCACCCATTCGGCCCCGGCGCGGGTCTTGCCCGCGCCGCGCCCGCCCATGATCACCCAGGTCTTCCAGGCGCCCTCCGGGGGCAACTGGTGCGGCAGCGCCCAGAACTCGAAGAGCCAGGGCAACGACATCAGCGCCCCCTCGCTCAGCCCGCCAAGGAATTCCTCAACCGTCTCCGGCGTCGCGCAGGCGAGCCAGGCGGCGGCCGATCTCAATTCGTGCGGCGTCGAAGTCGAGCGCGTAGTCGTGAACGACGCCTGCCTGCTCTTTGCCGAGTTTTTCAATCCGGTTCCTCTCCTCAAGAAACAGCGCAAGGGCCTTGCGCAGCTCCGTCGCAATGCTCGCCCCCTTGCCGTCCCACTCGCCACTGCTCAGCCGCGCCATCATCGCCTCGATCTCCGAAGCCGTGGCCGCGACCAATGTCTGCGCCTGCACAATCAGGGATTGCGCAAGCGGCCCTTCCGCCGTGAACCTCAATGTCATCAGGTCTTGGTCCGCCTCTCATGCCGGTCCGCACGAGCGAAATGAAAAAGCGGCCGTGGGGGTTACCCCCTCAGCCGCTTGCCCACTTCTTCTAGCATGTCAGAACGTATACCCTCGACCGTTCGCGAAGTCAAGAGAAAATCGTTTTGGTCCAGATGGTTAGCGATCTTTCCGTTTACCGCCTGTTAACCCGCAAACGCCCCTCCGGTCCGCCCCGCCGGGCGGCCCGTCAGTTGCCCGACCCTTCGGTGGCCTTCTGCTGCGCCTCGATCTCGCGCCACTTGGCGACGTTGCGGTTGTGTTCGTCCAGCGTCTCGGCAAAGACATGGCCGCCACTGCCATCTGCGACGAAGAACAGAAAATCCGTCTGCGCCGGGTTCAGCGCCGCATGGATGCTGTCCTCGCCCGGGTTGGCGATCGGCGTCGGCGGCAACCCCTCGATCACATAGGTGTTGTAGGGCGTTTCCTTCTTCAACTCGCTTTGCCGGATCCCGCGCCCAAGCGTGCCCTTGCCGCCGGTCAGCCCGTAGATGACCGTCGGGTCGGTCTGCAGCCGCATCCCCTGCCGCAAACGATTGACGAAGACGCTGGCGACGATCGGGCGCTCTTCCGGCACCCCGGTCTCCTTCTCGACGATGGAGGCCATGACAAGCGCCTCCTCCGGCGTGTCATAGGGCAAGTCGCTTGCCCGCTCGGCCCAGAGCCGGTCGATGACCGCGCGCTGGCGCGCCTCCATGTCGGCCAGAACCTCGCCGCGCGCGGCGCCGCGACGGATCTCGTAGCTGTCGGGCTTCAGATAGCCCTCCGCGGGAACGTCGCCCGCATCACCCGCCAGGAAATCCGCGCGCTTCAGCGCCTCGACCACCTGCCAACTCGTCACCCCCTCGGCCAGGGTGATGCGGATGCGGGTATCGGCATCCTCGGCAACATCGACATAGTCCTGCGGCACGGCTTCCGTCGCAGGGTCGAACTTCACCCGCTCGACATAGCGGTTGGCGACTGCGTCAAGCTCCCGCACGATCACGTCGACCGATGCGACACCGATGCGGTAGTTGATCTCGGTCCCGCAGGTCGACCGCCCGGTCCCTGCGACGATCGCGACGATCTCCTGCATGGAGGCGCCGGGGGTCAGCAGATACGACCCGGCCTTCAGCCCGGCCGCCCTGCCCTCGTAATCCGCCCCCACCTTGAAGATATAGGCCGACGTGACCGCGCCCTTTTCCTCAAGCCCCTCGGCCACCTGCCAAAGCTTCGCGCCCGAGGGCACCTTGTAGCAGATCGCCTGTTCAAGCGGCCCCTGCCCGACATACTGGCGCTGCGCCCAGGCCAGGACACCGGCCAGCACCACCAGCAGAAGAACCGCGATCGACAGGAAGTTGGAGGCGATGTTGCGCCACATCAGGCCGAAACCCGCCCAAGCACCAGCGAGGCATTGGTGCCGCCGAAGCCGAAGCTGTTGGACAGCGCGATATTGATCTCCCGCGCCACGGCCTTGTTCGCCGCAAGGTCAAGCTTCGGCGCCACGGCGGGGTTTTCCAGGTTGATCGTCGGCGGCGCGACCTGATCGCGGATCGCCAGCAC